GGAACAACGGGCCGAAGCGCCTGAGAGTCGAGGTTTGACGTATGGTGATCTGGATTCGCAATTCTAGTTGCAGCGAAACGGGTTTCCATGCCGCGTAGACGACAACCTCAAAACGTAGTGCACCTGAGCAACAGACCGCCGACCCTGTCAGTAGTGGCACCGGCGGGTCTCAACTTCGAGAGCGTTGACACCGCTCAGGACTGGATCAGGATGCTGATCTACTGCAATCCCGGCATCGGTAAGACGAGCCTGATCGCGCAACCGAACACGCTCATTATCCGCAGCAGCATGGACCTGATCCCGGCGCGAGCGTTGAACCGTGGCGCTCATACCATCATCGCCGACACCCACGAGAAGCTGCTACAGATTCTCGAGTGGGCGCAGCACGTTGACCCGTTCCCGTACGAATGGGTCTGGTGGGACTGCATCAGCATCGCCCAAGACGTTCTGCTCGATGACGTCTGGGAGGCCGCTTGGCACAACAAGCCTCAGCGCAACTGGGTGCTTGACTCCAACGGCAGACCTACCAGTAAGCCGAACATCTCCCCGACGGGCGGCAAGGACAAGCCCGAGTATGGGACGAACGCAGACAGGATTGCCCAGTGGGTGCGCCACATGATCGGGTGCCGCCGGTTCCACTTCGGGATCACGGCCCACCCGTTCGAGGGGCAGCATCCGACCAACGACGAGGGCGGCTTTGTTCTGAAGCCGTGGATCCAGGTGCGCCAGATGCCTGAGAAGATCTGCGGCTACATGAACATGGTCGGCTTCATGGAGGTCGTAGAGGGCACAGAGACTCGACGGATCACGTTCAAGGAGTCCGACAGGTTCTATGCGAAGGATCAGTTCGATGCCTTCCTACCTGAAGGGATCGTTGACGACCCGTCGATCCCCGCCATTCAGGCGGCGGTTGAAGCAGCACGTTCCGGCAGCGCTGCGCCGCGCGGACAGCGCGGTCGGACAGCTGCACCCCGAGGAAGAAGAAGGGAGCAATAAGTGGCAAGGTTGATCGAGTACGACGTCACAGACGTAGAGGAATCTGGTGGCGGAACCGGCGTCAAGGTTCCCATCGGACTGCGGGTGGCCAAGATCGCTCTGTGCGAGCAGCGCGAGACCAAGGCCAACGGTCAGCCCGCGAACGACATCCGTCTCGGCCTGGACATGGGGCCGGAGTACGACTGGGTCTTCACCTACGTCGGCCTGGGACCCGAGTCCGACTGGAAGCTTGCGGAGTTCATCCGTGCGCTGAACCTGAAGGACAAGGGCAAGCTCGACCCGGCCAAGCAGGTCGGCAAGCTCATCCGTGTGAAGATCAACCACGGAGAGTACAACAACGAGTACGCACCCGATGCCGGCAAGCTGATGGCACCGCAGGACGGCGACGAGGTCGGCGGTCTGTCTGCATCGGCTGCTGCTGCCGGCGAGAGCAACGCTATCGACGCTGCTGTAGCCAGCCCCACAGCCGACGATGGCGGGTTCGTTGCCTCTCGCGAGGACGATCCCGAGGTCGGCAGCTACGACGATTGGGAGGAAGACGATCTGGCCGCCGAGGTCGAGGATCGTGGACTCACCCTGCCCGGTGGTCGTGGCAACAAGAAGGACAAGCTGGTCAAGGCTCTGCGCGAGGACGACAACGCAGCGTCCGATGCCGGCGACGCCGGTGGTGGTGGCGGCGACGACGCCTACGAGCCGGCATATGCGGATGGCTTCGAGCCGTCTCGCGAGAGCGACCCGGAAGTCGGCTCGTATGACGACTGGGAGGAAGACGACCTGAAGGCGGAGGTCACAGATCGTGGCCTGACCGTGCCGGGCGGTCGCGGTAGCAAGAAGGACAAGCTCATCGTCCTGCTCCGCGAGGAGGATGTGCTCGCCGATGGTGGTGGCGGTGCGGCAGATGACGCGCCGGATGCCGACAGCGGCGACGACTACGACAACTGGGAGCTCGATGCTCTCAAGAAGGAATGGGAGGAAAGGACGCTCGGCGACCTGCCCTCCTTCCGGGGCGGTGGAGCGGCTGATCGCGTGAAGGCTGCGATCGTGACTGCTCTTCGCGAAGACGACGGCGCCAACCCCTTCTCGTAGTCACATGGTTGAAGCATGAGCTGCGACGACTCAACAGTACCAAGGCCGCGTGGATGTTCTGTCCGCCGGAGCATCGCGAAGACGAGTTCTTCAATCTCATCACCAGCTACGAGAACCGTAGCTGCCAGGTTGAACCGTGGTCGTACACCATGGAGCTCAGCCGAGTGAAGAAGAGCCTGTTCGCGTTCCTTGATCGGTCGCATACTCGTCCGGATGCCTCTTCTGCGACAGCCGCATAGCTGATGAGCAAAGTAACAACACGTCAGATCCAGATGCTTGCGCCCTTCCTAGAGGGCACAGAGCCTACGCACCGCAACGCTGATAACACGCGTGAGTGGAACCTGCGCTGCCCGATTCACGGTGACGAGCGCCGCTCAGCTAGCCTCAACGTTGATAAGGGTGTGTTCTATTGCTTCAAGTGCGGTGGGATGCCGATCACCGCTCTCATCAGGCGCAAGGACGAGTGGGTAGAGGCCGGGCACCCCAACGGCAATGGCAAGGTCAACCTGGACGGTCAGCCGGTTGCTAAGCCTGTTCGCCCGATCAGCCAGGCGATGATTGACGGGTGGCACTCAGCCCTGATGAGTGCTCCTGGCGCATTGCAGTGGCTGAAGGAGAAGCGTGGGCTGACCGAGAAGACCGCCACGACATTCAAGATTGGCTACCAGGACGGTAGCAACTACACGATCCCGGTGTACGACGAGAACGGTGAGCTAGTCAACATCCGTTACTACAATCCCAAGCCCACAGAGGGTCGGCGGAAGATCTGGGGCGAGACCGGCTACAACGCACCACGGCTGTTCCCTATCAGCACCCTCACGTCCGGCGCGACCGAAGTCATCATCGCTGCCGGCGAGTGGGACGCGCTCTTGGCTATTCAGTACGGGTTCAACACGGTGACCCGCACGGCCGCAGAGAGCCAGTGGGACAACGCATGGGGTCCGTACTTCAAGGGCAAGCGGGTCTGGATATGCCAGGATGCCGACGAGACAGGGCAGAAGGGCAACGACAAGATCGCACGTGCCCTGGAACCTGTGGCCGAAGAGATCTTGATCTGCAAGCTGCCCTACGAGATCGTCGCCAAGAACGGTCCTGACATTACTAACCTGCTGCTTGACTTTGGGCCGACCAAGATGCAGGAGATGCTTGACTCGGCCCAGCCGTTCACCAAGGGACGACGCCGCGCGAAAGCAGAGACGAAGAGCGAGATAGAAACGGTCACCGTGCTAGACACGTTTGACTCTAAGCGCGTGGGAGAGCCCATGAAGGTGATCGTCACGATCAAGGGGCGCAAGGAGCCTGGCTACACCGTGCCCAGCAAGATCCACCTCGCATGCTCTCAGGACGCAGGGAACAAGTGCCAGGGCTGCCCGCTCAACGCGAACGAGGGCGACGCCATCATCGACGTCACTCCGGACAACCCTCTCGTGCTTGCTATGATCGGTGCCACCGCCCAGCAGCTTCAGCAGACGGTCAGCGAGGCCTACGGAATCCCTGGTGGTAGGTGCGGGCGCATGCAGCAAATGTACGAGGAGCACCAGGCCGTTGAGATCCTGTTCGGGCGTCCTGCTCTTGACTACACGGACGGTAGCGACACGACGCCGGACGCAGCGCAGTACAAGAGTATCACGGTGACGTCGGTAGGGCGGCACGATACCATGGCGAACAACACCGTCGCCGTGGTCGGTGCGCTTCACCCATCGCCGAAGGATCAGCGGAACGAGTTTCTCGCGCACGAACTGGAGTATTTGGAGACAGCCGTAGACCGCTTTGACATGGACGGCAAGATGGTGAAGCTGATGCAACGCTTCCAGGCCAAGGACGACCCGCTCAAGAAGATGGTGGAGATCAGCAAGGCGTTGAGCCAGCACGTGACCCGCATCCACGGTAGGCCTGAGATGCATGCGCTAATGGACGTGACGTTCCACAGCGTGCTCAGCTTCAACTTC